TTGATTTCTTTTTTCGATATTGATTATTCTTACAAATGAATTGGTAACTGCGGCAGTGTAATATGCAAATGGATTTTTTGATTTAGATTCATCAAACTGTAAACCTATTTGTGCCAGTTGCAAAATTGCTTGACCTTGCATTTCATCATTATACGTGTAACCTCTAACATTGCCTCTTGTACCATAACGTTCACACAATTTCATCCACATCTTTGCTAATTCATTAGTTGCTCTGCCTTTGTCTTTGTTAAAGTAGCCATTGCTCATTCCACCTTCCCAATGACTTTTTCCAACGCAAATTAAATTGTCATGTTCATCAAATTTCCAATGTTGAAATGGTGTAAAATTAACTTTAACTTTGCTGTCTGCAACACTTTTTGGATTCTTTTTTCTGCCAGGTTCATCTGGCACGTGTTCATATGTGTAAATTCTGAATACTAAACTGTCCTTTGGAATGCTTTTATATTTGATTTCGCATTGGCTCAAACGTATTTTTGGATTGACTTGTTTGGCTTTTTCGTATGCTTCTTGTGTCAGTCTTTTTGCTCTATTGCGTTTTGCTTCTGCAATAGTTCTTAGGTTAATTCTGTCTATACTGGTCAAAATTACATCATATTGATGGAACTCGTCTGCCACAAAACTGCAATAACTGGACTTAGATTTGTGTATTTCTACCAGTAGATCTCTATTATTAAGGTAATTTATTTTTCTCAACGCCATATATTTATCTACTATAAACTACGCAGTTAATTTTGTCAATAAATAAATGTATCAAACATTATGAGCAGTGAAAAACTAAAAACCTATACTGAAAATCTTACCAATGAGGTTAAGAACGGAGCCAACGCCGTTGTACCTGTTATTGAAAGTAAAGTTGCTGAGGCTAAAAATTTAGTCGATGGCGCATTGAATAGTGCCTACAAAGCAGTAGACAACGCATTTGGTAACAGTAATCTTGCAAAATTAGAAGAGCGATTTCACAATGTTAAGTCGATAAAAAAAGCAGATGTTGTAATTCAAGAGACAGAAAAAGATTGGCGTTTAAGATTAAGTCTGCCTTCAACTTTTAGAAAACAGGCTTCAGAAGAAACAGACTTACTTGCACCATTGACAAAAACAAATGGAATGGTTTTTCCATACACTCCTACGGTGTTAGTTTCACAGTCAGCAAATTATCAACAGATTCATCCTGTACACACAAATTATCCTTACTATTCTTATCAAAATAGTCAAGTGGATCAGATGACTATTACAGCAGATTTTTATGTGCAAAATGCCGCGGAGGCAAGATACTGGGTGGCTTGTATTCATTACCTAAGATCAATTACAAAAATGAATTATGGAGTTGACGAATTCGCAGGACAACCACCACCGGTTGTACGTTTGAACGGTTATGGAGATTATGTGTTCAATAATGTTCCTGTAATCGTGAACAGTTTTCAATTTGATATGCCAAAAGATGTAGATTATATTTCTACAAATTTAGGCAACCTTCAAGGGCCACCAACCGAACCTAATTCTGCACCTACAGGATGGGCACCAAGTACAAGTATCGTTACTGTTGCAGTTACTCCACAATACAGTAGAACGAAACAAAGCACATTCAGTCTTAATAATTTCTTAAAAGGTGGATACATGAAGTCAGGAGATGGATTTATTTAAACATGGCAAAATATAGTGCAACATCACCTTACGGTAATACACCAATTGTAAATGGACAATATCTTGACAATCTTGTTCCAAGAGCAGTGCCTATCAGTCAATACGATTTGCCTTATGTGATTGAGCCACAGTTTCATCAAAGACCAGACTTGGCAAGTAACGTAATTTATAAAACACCTAAACTTTGGTGGGTGTTTGCACAAAGGAATTTTGATATATTAAAAGACCCTGTGTTTGATTTCAAAGCAGGCACAGAAATTATTATATGTGAGCCGAAAACACTTTACACTTATCTAGGATTGTAACATGGGTCAAAGAGTCTCTCGATTCCAGAAGCGTCAGCAAATCAAAAAAGATATGCTGGAAAAAATTAAAGAAAAAGGTGCGGACACAGTTTACAGTTCTAAACCATATGTGCAAAGTCAAAAACAAATTTGGAGACACGGAGTTCGTGATTATTCAGACGGCAAAAGTATTGCAACTAAAGTCGATTCAAATTTAACCAACGCAACTATTGATAAAAATCAAGTCATTCCTAACGGAGTCAACCAAGCAGATGTTGAAAACGGATTAGAACTTACTTTAACACTGCCAGCTCAAGACATCAAACCAGTACCAAGAATTACCAACCCATTGCACAAATATGAATCTGTAAATTGTGTTTTTACACTGGCGGCGCTCACACTGGACGAAGTAAATTTTCCTGACACAACTATCATGGTCAGACCACCCGAATACATTGTGGCAAAAAGTGCAGGAGGGTCAGCAAGAGAAACTACTTTAATGGAAGGTGGCAAATTGGAATTTTACATTGACAACGTTCAAATCGATGCCATAGTACACAGTAATACTGCAACAGGACATACACAAGGAACAAATATATCTTTTACTGTTCATGAACCATTCAGTTTAGGTTTGTTTTTACAAAACTTACAGTATCAAGTTGCACAGGCATCAAAATCCGGTAACAGTGCTAACATGGCAAACTATCTTACACATCCAATGGTTTTAATTTCTGAATTTGTTGGAGTTGCATCGGAAGATTTAACACCAACCGAAAAAAGACAATTAAGAAAAGTGATGCCTATTCAATTAAAAACAGTAAATTTTGGAAATTCCAACGGAATATCTACATACGAAGTTAAAGCAATGGCATTAAATGATATTGCATTCTCTGATCAATATGCAAGGATTCCATATGATGTTGAAATTTCAGGTGAAACTGTGTCTGAAGTTTTGTGGTCAGGCGAAAAAAGTTTGGCAAATCTTTTAAACAATAAAGAGATTGAATTAATTAAAGAATATAAAAAAACTAAAGCATACAAAAGAGCCGCGGCAAGACATGGTAAGACTAGAGCAAATCAGAAAGCAGAGCGGTCAGTTACTTTAAAACAAATGAAAAATTTGCGTGACTATATGTTTATTTTTCCAGAAGATTCAGGTTTAGCCAGCAGATTGATTTCAAAAGGTGCCCAAGACACTCCAAATAAAATTGCACAGGGAGACTTTGACGAAGGCACTCAAGTACCTTATCAAATTAGATTGACAGGAATATTCAATTATCTTTTTGATGAAAATTTCTCATACACTTTAGGCAAAGGTTTCACAGGAGAAGAACTATATCAAAATAAAATTGGTCAAAGCAAAATGATTATTAAGCATTTAGAAAATGCAGGAGATACTGGTAAAGAGTTTCCAGATGAAAATGCAGATGAAAACACATATTTCAATAAAGACACTAAAACAAATATTACAGGCGTTGCAAAAGTAAACACAAAAACTAAAACAATCAGTTTCAAAAAAGACACTCATATCACGCAAATTATAGAAGAAGTTATTCTTTTAAGTGAATACGGACAAGATCTTAAAATAAGAAAATTAGAAGCAGAATCAGGGATGATTAACTGGTTTAAAGTTGTGCCTGCAAGATATATGTTTACGGACGCAAAACTACAACAAGACTATAATGCTAACCCTGAAATTTTAATGTATAGGGTAATTGAATACCAAGTGCCAGATGACAAATTTATGGCGCCAGATGATGTCAGTCGTGTAGATATGTTAGATGCATTAATTAGAAAAGAATACAATATCTTGTACACTGGTCAAAACAAAGACGTGATAGATTTTAATGTTGAATTTAATAATGCATTCTACACAGCACTTATGAATGATTTAGGTAACGTGTCCCCTAACAGTGTGGACCAGTCACAATCTAGTGTTGAATCAGAAAAAGAAGTGGTATCTAAAGACTCTAGCACCAGCGAGTACTCAGGAAACTCTATAAACCAACAAGTTGCTTTTGGCGATCCTCAAAATGTCGATGGTGGGAATGCTGAAACTGTTGAACTTAGAATTGCAAGACAATTCAATAAGGCAATATTAGACAGTGATGTTGATTTAGTAAAAATGGATTTGAATATTGTGGGAGATCCTTATTACATTCCACAGTCTGCATTTGGAAATTACATAGCATCTAGTATCGAAAGCCAAACAAAAAACCAAGAGGTAGCACAAGAAAAATTTAAAGATGTTGATGGCAACGCAAACTATTTAAAAAGTGTTGTGCTTACTAAAATAAATTTTAGAACACCTTTAGATATCAGTGACGGTAAAGGAAACATGATATTTTACAAAGACAAGGTAGCAGAAAATCAGTTACAAACGTTGGGAGAGTTTAGTGGATATTACTATCCAGTTAGAGTAATAAGTTCATTTGCTAACAATAAATTTACTCAAGAATTAGAACTAATCAGAAATAAAACTGGAGTGATAGGAGCAGATAAAAATACGAGAACAGAAAATAAAGATGTCCTTTCTAAATCTCCTGAAAAACAAGATTCAAAACAAATATCAGAAGAAATTTTGCCGAACAATGGATTTATTGGTGAGGGCAACGACATGGGTGAAGGAGCGCCTTAATAGATATGCCAAATTTAAGTAGAACAGATTTAAAAATAGATGTAAGGCGAAATCCTGGGCCTTATGAAGCAGTGGTTAGAGCAGTGATGGATCCAAAATTCCAAGGATCACTAAAAGTTGAATTACTGAAAACAACAGAAAGTGGACAAACACAAATCACAGGACAAATTATTAGAGCAAAATATTTAAATCCTTTTTATGGCACTACACCTGTGTTCGATACAAAAGACAATAAAGATTATAGATACAGTCAAAACAGTTATGGTATGTGGTTTGTTCCACCTGACATTGGTAATCGTGTCATGGTTATATTTGTGGAAGGCAATATTGAAAAAGCATATTGGTTTGGTTGTATTCAGCAGGAAGGTATGAACATTCAGTTGCCGGAAGGTAATCCTGCAACTAATTTGCATAATTCAACTGAAGTAGATGAGATTGATAAAAAAATGCCTGTGGTTGAATATAATAAAAAATATAACAAGACCAGTCCAAAAAAAGACGCTAACAATTATTTGAAGCCAGTTCATAATGCCTTTAAAAATATTTTAAACAATCAAGGATTATTATCTGATGAAACACGAGGTATATCTTCATCATCTGCAAGACGAGAAGTGCCATCTAGTGTGTTTGGAATATTAACTCCTGGACCAGTTGATAAAGATTTTGATTCAGTGTTCAAACCATCTAAAAATTTACATTATCAGAGAAAAGGTGGGTCGTCATTTGTAATGGATGACGGTGATGCAACTTTAATCAGAAAAGGTTCTGCAAGTGATACTGCATACGAATATGTAGACAAATCTAAAAATGAAATTGGCGGAGCACCAAACAGTCCTTTTAATGAATTAGTAAGATTAAGAACTAGAACAGGTCATCAGATTTTAATGCACAATTCAGAAGATCTGATCTATATTGGAAATGCAAAAGGCACAACATGGATTGAAATGACAGCAAATGGTAAGATAGATATTTTTGCTAATGATTCAATTAGTGTGCATTCTAATCAGGATTTAAATTTTAAAGCGGAAAGAGATATTAATCTAGAAGCCGGAAGAAATACAAATATAAAAAGTGCAACTATGCACACAGAATCCAACACATTTGAAATAAAAGCAAGTGCCAGTGGCTTTGTTACTACTGGTGCTGAATATCATTTAAATGTTGGCACAAACAATTGGTATACACTCGGAGGAGACAGCCACACAACCAAACCTAATGGAGGCACGGATTTTGGATGTCCTTCTGATCCGCCACGTACAGGTGCAATAGATTGTACAAATGCAACATCTGTATCTGCGTTGTCAACACACGGATTACCTGGAACAACAAGTATTATGAAACGTGTCCCTCAGCATGAACCTTGGGGACATCATGAAAACTTAAATCCAACAAACGTATCTGCAACTAACACAGATAGAAATACGTCTACTGAGATACCTACAAGCACAGCAACAGTCACTAGAGATCCATTCTATTTGAATGTGTATGTTGATCCAGAAGGCAGAGTGGTGGGGGATTTTTAAAGGTTAAATATTGGTATGTCTACAGAAGAAAAAAAATTGTACAAAGAAGTAACAGTAAAAGCCAACGAGCGACCACAAGTTGAGCCTGCTCAAAGGACTTACAGAGGCATTAGTACAGTCAATCCAGACAATACAAGTTTTAAATTATTTGACATCGCACTTATCAAGCAAGATATCATAAATTTATTCCATATACGTAAGGGTGAAAAACTAGAAGATCCTGATTTTGGCACAATCATATGGGATATGGTGTACGAGCCATTAACAGAAGAAAATAGAGATTTCATTGCTGAAAACGTTACAGACATCATTAACTTTGATCCAAGGGTAAATGTTGACGGAGTAACAGTCAGCCAATATGAAAGTGGCATACAAATAGAGTGCCAACTGACATATTTGACTTATAATGTGTCAGAAAATATGAGATTGCGTTTTGATGAGGATGCAGGATTACTGAATTAAATAGGTACTTAATAGGAGCCAATAAATACAAATAAAAAACTATGTCCATTACACAAAGACAAAATAGACTATTATTAGCAGAAGATTGGAAACGCATATATCAAAGTTTCCGAAACGCTGAATTTCAAAGTTATGACTTCGACAATCTAAGAAGAGTCATGATCGCATATCTGCGTGAAAATTATCCAGAAGATTTCAACGATTATATTGAAAGTTCAGAGTATCTTGCATTAATAGATTTGATTGCATTTTTAGGTCAAAACTTATCTTACAGAATGGACTTAAATGCTAGGGAAAACTTCCTAGAACTTGCAGACAGAAGAGAGTCTGTATTAAGATTAGCAAGACTATTAAGTTACAACGCCACTCGTAATCAATGTGCAAATGGTTTATTGAAAGTGGTGGCTGTATCAACAAGTGAAAATGTTGTAGACAGTAATAATTTAAATTTAGCAAATGCTGAAATAAGTTGGTCAGATTCTTCCAATTCGGATTGGTATGAGCAATTCATAAAAGTATTAAATGCGGCTTTTGGACCAAACACAAAATTTGGAAAGCCTATTGCATCTGACACAGTGAATGGAATTACAACAAAACAATATCAAGTGCAATCTAGTTCACAAGATGTTCCAGTATATGGATTTAACAAATCAGTTGATGGAAGAAATTTTGAATTTGAAATTACAAGTGCTGAAGTATCGGATGGATCTATAAAAGAACAAGCACCGTTGCCAGGAAGAAAATTTAGTTTTGTACACAGAGATGATGGACAAGGTGCATCAAGTGCCAACACAGGATTCTTTGTGCATTTTAGACAAGGATTTTTAGATCAGGGAGAATTTAATATTAGTTTGCCAACACCTAATCAATCTGTAAACATTGATGCTAGAAATATTAATAACACAGACGTTTGGTTATATCAGTTGGATGAATTTGGATTAGAGTCTAAACAATGGACAAAACTTGATTCAGTAGTAGGTAACAATATAATTTACAACTCATTAAACAAAAACAACAGAACAACTTACAGTGTAGTTACAAGAACAAGCGATAGAATTTCACTACAATTTTCAGATGGAGTGTTTGGTGAACTTCCGCAAGGCAGTTTTA